CGCACACTGTCACGTCCGGTGACATTACCGCCATCTACGTCAATATCGATGTTCCGTGGGACGTGCCGTTTGCGGATGCGAATTACACGTGCGATCAGAACGTCGAGGCGGTCGATCCTGCCGATACCTCCCTGTATTACGTCAACGCATTCTTCAAAGCGCCCGACAAGGTGACTGTGAATGTAGTTATGGGCGGTGGCATGGCGGGAGACGTTATCGTGGTTCACGCGATCGGGATTCACGATTAAAGAGGATGAATGGCGACGATCAGGGAACAGATTATCGGATTCGCGATCGGCTATCTCTCGGCGAGTACGGCGGGCGGCGCGAATCCGCCGTTGAAGCCAGCGGGGTTGACGGTCCATCGGGAAAGGACGCGTCCGATCGAAACGGATTCCCTTCCGGCGATTCTCGTTTATTTCGAGGACGATAAACCGAGGCCGATCGCAGCGAATTACCGAGCGCCGCTGGTCGAACGTGAAATGACGATGGCGATGGAGTTCCGCGCGAAGGGCGCGCCGGGCGTGAGTCCGGATCAGTCGCTTGATCCGTTGATCGTGTGGGCGCTGTATCAGATTTTCGGGAATGAGTCGTTCGGCGGTTTGGCGAACGGAGTCGAAGAGGGGAAAACGGAGTGGCGGTCTAAGGAAGGCGACGTCCCTCTCGCGGCGGCGACGACACATCTCTCGATCAAATATCGGACGAGTCGCATCGATCCGAGTTCTCGAACGTAAAAAAGAAAGGCGAGGAAACAAAATGAACCCTTTGCAATATCAGTTGGCAAACGTTCCGATGCTCGGAAAAGGCATGCTCCTTATCGATCGTCTGGACGCGAATGGAAACAGGACGGGAGCGATCCCTCTCGGAAACGTCACGAAGTTCGGCATCGAACCGAAGGACGATATCGCGGAACAGTACAGCAGCATGAACGCGTCCGCGGCTCTGATCGCGACGGCGTTGAAAAAGCGGCAAGTCAAACTAAGCGTCACCGGGACAGATTTCAAGTCGGAAGTCCAGGCGATCGCGATGATGAGCGCGGGGAAAACGGTTCTCGCGGTCGCGGCGGCGTCGATCGCGGGAGAAGTTCTCGCGTCGGCGACGGCGACGAAAAAGGGACGTTATTTCCAGACGGCGAACCGGAATCACGATCCGGCTTCGAACTACACCAACACGGTGATTAAGGGCGGCGTTGCGTTCGGAACGACGTACGTTCTCGGAACGGATTACGACGTTGCTGATCCGGTCCAGGGAATCATCTATCTCCGTCCGGGCGGATCGGTTGACGAAACCCATGCGGTTTCGATCGATTATCACACGCTGGTAGCGACGTTCGATCAGGTGTCCGGCGCGTCGGTACCGAAGATCACGGCGAAAGTGAATTTCTCACCAGATCCCACAGATGGGCAGAAAATCGCCCTGGAAATCTGGAGAGTCAATTTCTCACCGACGGGAACGGCGGAATTTATCGCGGACGATTACGGGAATTGGCAGCTTGAGGGGCTTGTCCTGGACGATACGGTCAATCATCCGGCGCAGCCTTTGTATGCGGCCACGTTCTTGCCGTAAAGACGTTGCAACCTTGATTCGCGGCGTCGGGATTTCTTCTTTTGCAGGGGGAAAAATCCCGGCGCGCGGATCAGGGCGAATAGAAACGAGGACACATGGCGGAAGCGGAACCCGAAGTGATCTTTCTCGACGGGCGCGAGTTCGTCACCATCGCACAGAACATCACGGCGGCTCAGGACGATTACATTCTCGTTCAGTTGAACGATTCCGGCGCGGCGGACGTTCTCCGGGAAATAGCGGCGGGAAAACGTTCCGAAGTGATCGCGACGCGCCTTCTCCAGACGATCTTGCGGTCCGGTTTGACGTCGAATCTCCTGGCGGGACTTCTCACGGAAAAAGGAAAGAAGTGGACGCGGCGCGACGCGGATCGGAACGCGGAAAGGTTCGCGGAGATCACGGATAACGAAGAAAAAGTCCGGATGCGTAAGAGCGTCGTGGGATTCGTGATCGGTTTTTTTCAGTTAGGGGAAGCATCATCGGGGACTTCCCCGAAATCTTCGAACCCGAGCGAAGAGGACCCCGGTATTTCGAGCGAGGCTCCCGCGATCTCGGAGAATTCTCAGGAATTGTCCGCGAGGTAGCGCGATTCGACGCGGATCGCGTCGAAGTGGTTCTCGATTGGCCTCTCCGCGATGTCTTCCTCGCGTATATCGAAGTTGTGAAGGAAACGGCTCAGGAAAATTACCGTACGGAGATGATCGTATGGGCGATCCTCGAACCGCACAAGAAGAGTAGGACGAAACCACCGGCGGTTCCGAAAATTCTAAGGTGATCGAATGGCGGACGCTCCCGAAGTCAAAGTCAAGATAACGGCGGAGGATCAGGGCGTCGCGGCGGCGATCAAACAGCTTACCGCTCAACTCCAAACCCTCAAGGATCAAGAAAAGGAAACGGCGGACGCGTCTCTCAATCTCAAGGAAGCGTTCACGGGAATCCTGGAAGTCCTCGCGGTCGAAAAACTAGCGGAGTTCGGAAAAGAAGTTTTCGATACGACGGCGAAAATCCTCAAGCTGTCCCAAGTGACGGGGTTATCGACGGAAACAATCTCCGTCTATGCGTCGGCGGCGACGGATGCGGGTGTGTCCTTCGATGAAGTCGGCGCGGGGATTTCGAAACTGGCGGTTGTCGTCACGCAGTTCGAACAAGGGAATCAGAAGGCGGCGAAAGCGATCGCGCTGACGGGATTGTCCCTGAAATCGTTCACGGGATTGAATTCGGAACAGAAAATCAGACTGATCACGGACGCGATCGGGAAGATGCCGGCGGGATTTCAGAAGCAGACGGTTGAGACGCGGTTACTCGGCGACAGTACGGGATCGTTGACGAAGGTTATGAATTCCCTCGCGGGCGACGGATTCCAAAAGACGCGCGAGGAAGCGGAGAAGTTGGGAAATATCGTCGGGACGCAAACCGCGCTGGATTTCGAGGCGTTGCGCGCGGCGATCGCGGATATGAAAGAGGCGTCCGAAGGCGTCGTCCGTCAGTTCGAAGCGGGATTGGTTCCCTCTTTGACGGATGTCGCGAACGCGATTCTTAAGGCGACGACGGACGACGGGACGTCCGGTTTCAAAAAGTTAGGACAGTTCGCGGGCGAGGTCATAAAAGACTTGGTTTTCGGATTGGCGTTGATCGCGGCGTCCTTCGAGGAAGTCTTCGGAAGGATATCGGCGGGAGTTCAGAACGTCGCGACGTTCGCGAAAGAGGTAGCAACGAAGGGGTACGCACAAGCCAAGAGCGATTACGAAGCGAACAACGCGGCGGATATAGCGCGGTTGGACGGGTATTTGAACGACAAATTGGACAAGGTCACGGCTGAATTAGCGGGCGAATCGCGTCTGCAGAAAGCGGCGAACGATAAGGCGGCGGCGGATAGGGAGAAGAACAAGGGGAAAGAAGCGCCGATTCAGAACGAGGAAGAGATCAAGGGCCTTCTGAAATTGGAGGCTCAGAGGGATGCGGCGTTCAAAGCGCATACGGCGTCTCTGAATAAGGCGCTGGAGGCGGAAGGGGAAATCCGGAAAGCGTTCGACACGGAACACGCGGAGGATGAAAAATCCGCGTTCGAGCGCGGGTTGATCTCCCTGGCGGATTACCACAGCGATCGGCGCGATTCGATCGCGGCGGCGGGACAGGCGGAGCTCGCGCAGCTTGCGGCCCAACGCGCGAACGAAGTGAAGGCGGCGGCGCGCGCGGCGAGTGAATTGGCGGCGAATCAAACGAAATCGAAAGCGGCGGGCGGCGTCGATACGATCGTTGGGCAGGAATTCCAGGCGGCGGCGGCGCGGAATCTGGCGGATCAACAGAGGGCGAGACAAGCGATTGCAGACCTAGATACGAAAATCAAAGTCCAGGAAGTGAGGAACAGGGCACAAATCACGGCGAATAGCCTGGCGGAGTTCAAGTCGGAAGCGGAACAGAAAACGAAACTCGCGGGATTCCAGAAAACAATTCTCGATCTCCAGGGGAAGACGGCGGAATCGGCGAAGATCGAGGCGGACGCGAAGGAAGCGGAATATCGTTTGCTGCTGACGTCGAAAGAGGGGGAGACGCCGGAAAGTATTAATGCGAAGGTCCAGGCGTATCGCGATCTGACGACGGCGGCGGGAGAATTCGAGGATAAAAGGAAAGAAGGCGAAGCGGCGTTGAAGAGTTTGACGGACGCGCGCGCGGAGATCGAGGATCAGGTCAAGTCCGGAAAGATTTTTCAACTCCAGGCGGACGAAAAGATCGAAGATCTCCAGAAACATCAACTCGCGAATCTCCAGGACATCGCGGCGGCGCAGTTGAAGGCGGCAATAGCGACGGGGAACGTCGTGGACATCGCGCAGGCGAAGGATTTCCAGAGACAGGTCAATACGATCGCGATCGAATCTCAATCGGCGTTGAAGGATATCGCGAAGATCAAGACTGGGGTCCAGGAAGGGCTTGTCGGATCGTTCCAAAATTTCTTTGATACGGGGATCATCGGCGCGCGGAACGTTGCGCAGGCGTTCGCGGGCTTGGCGGATGGAATCGTCTCCTCGATGCGAAAAGCGGCTGGCGCGATTGTCACGACGGCGTTGACG